GTCAGAACAGTAGCGTGTTCGTTAAGGTAGAACCACCTGTATTTTGTATTAATTTAGATAACAAGGGAGGTAAAAAGAAATGAGTAAGGAAAAGATCGATTATGTAGAGCAAGACATTTATGATTACTTTGGGGCTGACCAAGATATTTGGAAAGCCGAACGACATGAGCTACTAGGAATCATTGGGGGTATGAGTGGCATACTGGAACTCATATGGCATGGGCAAGTAACCCCTGAGATTTCATTTAAAGACTTTAAAGAATGGTTAAAAGAAACAAAGGAACTTAAAGAACTTAAGGTGGAGATAGATGATGACGCCTGAAAAGAAAGTAAAACAAAAGGTATGTGCCAAGCTTAAACAACTTGGTGCATATTACTTTTACGCCTCGACAGGTGGATACGGAAGTAGTGGAGTACCTGACATCATTGCCTGTTACAAGGGTAAGTTTGTCGCGATCGAGTGCAAGGCCAATGGTAATAAACCAACGGGCTTACAACAGAAACATCTAAGAGAAATAAGTATTCAGAATGGTATTGCGTTAGTAATTGACGAGACAAATATAGACATGCTAGAGTATTTTATAACAGGGAAACAAGTATTTAACGATGAACAACGATAAAGTAAATCACCCGTCTCATTACACTCAAGGAAAGGTAGAGTGCATAGACGCAATAGAATCTGCTACTACAGATCTTACTGGCATTGTAGCGGTGTGTGTTGCCAATGTAATTAAGTACGTGTGGCGATTTGCATTAAAGAATGGTACAGAAGATTTAGATAAAGCAGATTTTTATTTACAAAAACTAAGACAATTAATAAAGAAAGGTTAACATGGCTAAACGTTATACAAATGAAGAAGAACAAGTATTTATAGATAGAGCAATAGAATATACAAATAAAAACCCTACAACAAGTAAGGGTAAATTAGCTAAATATGCGGGTGTAGGTGTAGCCGTGTTAGAGCGACTTGAAAAAGAAGGAAAGATTAAACTTCCAAAAACGTTTTCAAAGAAACAAATAAGGGCCACAAGTCCTTGGGCAACAAGAAGAATAGGTAATTTTTTAAGTTCTGGATTTAATAAACTTTAAGGAGAACAAAATGACTGTATGGCCTCAAGAACATGATGAAGAGAAAGAAGAAAAAGAGTTACATGCTTTATCAGATAAAGACTACAAAGTATTAGAGTATTTTGCTATTACTATTAGTATTGGGGTAGCTATTTTCTGCTTATTAGCCTTGTTTCGTTAATGCCGATAAAGGTTAAAAACCCAGTGTGTCACAAGTGTAAAAAACCGGCACGTATATACTATAAAAGACGTTGGTATTGTCACAATGACATACTAGCTCAGGGCTACTGCCCTTACAAAAAACGAGAGGAAAAACTTGAATCTGATAACGATTGACTTTGAAACATTTTACGATGTAGGTTTTAGTCTGTCTCGCATGACCATGGAAGAGTACATTAATGATGAGCGCTTTCAAGTAATCGGGGTAGCTATAAAAATAGACGAAGGTAAAACCGAATGGTACGCCGGAGAAGAAGAGGTAGCAAAAGCTATTGCTAACATCGACTGGAGCAATGCAATGTTACTTTGTCATAACACGCAATTTGATGGCGCTATACTTAAATGGAAGTTTAATGCTGAACCAGTAGGATACTTGGATACCTTATGCATGGCCCGATCCATACACGGTGTAGACGCCGGCGGTTCACTTAAAGCTCTTGCCGAACGTTATGCACTAGGAGAAAAAGGAACGGAAGTTCTGGATGCTAAAGGTAAACGCATAGAAGACTTTCGCGATCACGAGCTACGACAATACGGAGTGTACTGTAAGAACGACGTGAAACTTACTTATGAGTTATTCAAGAAGTTAGCTATTAACTATCCTCCGAACGAACTAAAACTTATTGACATTACTTTGCGCATGTACATCTTACCGCGACTGCAACTCGATACCCACTTACTCGTAGATAGACTACAAGAAGTTAAAGAAGAAAAACTTAAGTTACTCCAGAGCCTTGCAGACAAACTTCAATGTGAAGTGGAAGAGGTGCGTAAAAGACTAGCAAGTAATAAACAGTTTGCTAACGTGTTAGAACAACTAAATGTACCAGTACCAATGAAGACAAGCCCAACAACAGGAAAAGAAACTTATGCATTAGCCAAGGGCGATCAAGGGTTCTTAGCCTTATGTGAACACTCAAATGCTTTTGTACAAGAGCTATGTGCAGTGAGACTTGGCACTAAATCTACTATTGAAGAGACTCGCATTGAACGGTTTATTAGTATAGCTGAGCGTAATCACAATCAACTTCCTATACCCTTAAAATATTATGGAGCGCATACGGGACGTTGGGCCGGCTCAGACAAAGTAAACTTCCAGAACCTGCCATCACGCGACAAGAAACAGAAAGCGCTGAAGAATGCTATCCTCCCACCAAGTAACCACGTGATTATAAATTGTGACTCCTCACAGATCGAGGCTCGTATACTAGTCTGGTTTGCCGGACAACACGATGTACTTGAACAGTTTGAAAAAGGTGAAGATGTGTATTCGGTATTTGCCTCTAAGGTTTTTAATAAACCAGAAGTAAATAAAACTGAACGAGCCGTGGGTAAAACTTGTATTTTAGGATTAGGATATGGGACTGGCGCAAAGAAACTACGCGACGTGTTAAAGATTAATGCCGGTGTAGATATGACTGAAAAACAGACACAAGGCTTAGTAGATTTATATCGAGAGGTAAACCACGAAGTAGAAGGGCTTTGGAAAGAATGCAACAACGCATTAAAATTTATGGCATCTTGGCCCAAAGATAAGTCTGCCTATTATTTAGGCAAAGTAAAATGTGTATTAGTTACTTCTGCAGGACTGCGACTACCAAACGGACTATACCTGCGCTATCCCAACTTAGAGTTAAAGAAAGATGGCTATACCTACGCATCAAGACGTGGAGAGGTTAGCATCTGGGGCGGAGCAGTGGTAGAGAATGTAGTGCAAGCTTTAGCTAGGATAGTTATTGGTGAACAGATGGTTACTATTAATAAGAAATATAGACCGTTACTTACTGTGCATGACGCGGTGGTATGTATTGCGCCAGAGAAACACGCGCACGAGGCGTTAGGGTTTATTATGGAGACTATGAATAAAGCACCGTCATGGGCAAAAGGCTTGCCAGTAGCGTGCGAAGGAAACTTTGGGAAAAACTATGGGGAATGTTAATCTTTATTATAAGATACCTAAACTTTCTGTAACCGCAGATCTTATGTACATTCGAGCAGCAACTGCACCTCAGAATGCATGGATAGATTACTACAACTTTAAAGCCTTAGAAGTAAAAAGCGATTGGGCAATTGATCCTTGGTGGCGAGAACTTTATAAAGCACATCCTTTTAAAGCTGGAATTATTAAATTAGAAGAAAACACTTACTACGATTGGCATATAGATACTGATCGTGGAGTAGGGATAAATCTATTATTAAATAATTGGGACTCTAGTAATTGTATGTTTAACCCTGAATTTAAACGCAGTACAACTTTAGAGCATAACAATGTAACAGGTAAATTTATTGAGTTAAAATATGAACCTCAGACTTATTATGTGTTTAACACGCAAATTGCACACACGGTGTATAATTTTAAAGGTACTCGTTATTTATTAAGTATAGATTTCGAAGAACATAAAGATAAATTAAATTATAAACAGTTACTTCAAGAATTATTACTTGAAAAATGGTGGGAAAAATAACAAAGCCTTGGAGGTATACTAATGATGATTGAGTTTGCTTTTGTATTAGTTGTTAGCACTAACCCCATAGTAGACGAATTTAAATACGAGGGGAATTTTTCCAACTGCGACATTGCTTTTTTATGGATGTCATTATACCGGCCTAATGCAATATCAGCTAAATGTATGCTTACAGAATACATAAAACTACCAGAAGATACTATATTAAAAGGAATGGATATGAAAAATGGGACAATTAAACATGGCGATTGATATTGAGCACGATTTGTATGAAGGGCTATTAACAATGGATGACTTCGATGACTGCATTATAGGAGTGGTCAAAGGCATAGATAATGAAAACAAAGTTTGTTACAGCTATCATAAAGTAATAGTAAAACTTATGGCCGAAGATGGAATGACTGAAGAAGATGCAATGGAGCATTTTTATTACAACATGATGGGCGCATACGTAGGAGAAACTACCCCATGTTTTTTATTTACCGAGGATGATTAGTGGCTGACTTTACGTGGAGTTTTTCTTCTCTTAAAGAATACATTAACTGCCCTAAAAAGTATCAAGAAGTACGGATA